GTCTTACCGTCTGCCCCTGTTAGTAGGTCATTAAAAACCTTACTTACCTTCATTTGATATTGCGTATTTGATCCAATTTGTCTTCAATGCGATGAACCGCTTTAAGAACTTCTTCCCAGCGATCTGCAAAGTCAGACTTGTGCATGTAGTTTTCCGCTAAGTGTGCACGAAGACCCGTGACATCATTTTTGAGCTCTTGAACCGCAGTCCAGAGCTCTTTGCAGAACCAACCAATTGCAACACAGATCAGCGGAAGAACTGTGTTAATGAGGGTCTGTAGATCCATTTTATTTTGCTGTTTCTCTGGCCAATCGTTGTGCAGCTTGGTCAATTGCTAATTGGATGATTGGATTAGAATGTTTAGCTGGTGCTGGAGCAGTTTCTACAACTGGTGCTGGTGCTGCCTCAACTACAGGCGCTTCTGGTTCGTTTTTAAGTACTTCAATTTCAGCTTCGATAGATGCCAGAATGTCGTCTTTTAATGCCATGATGTTTCCTTATTTAGTTTGAGGAGGGTTAAGCACCGGTAATGGTGGGTTGTTTGGGTAAACTGGTTCTGGGAGCGGTGTGTCGGCCATTTGTTATCCTATTAAGGCTTTTACTTCATCAGCAGTTAAACCAAGTGCGGTTAATTTAGCTAGTGCGGAAGCCTTTGCATCTTTAGCGGCTTGTTCTGCTTGTGCTTCAGCGGCTTGTAGTTCTGTCAATTTTGCTTGTGCAGCAGCTAGGTCATATTGAACTACTTGCTCATTTTTATCATAAGCAATATCACCACTAATAGTAACAATAGCTGGATTTAAAGCATAAATTGCATCATGAATATTTGCCATATTAGCTTCCCGAGATTTCTAAAAGAATAATATAAGAAGATGCTTGACCATTTCCGTCACCATATTGTGCTGATACGGTTCCGCTAGAAGCTCTTACTTTCATTTGAGTTGTATATGTTGTTGCTGATGTAGTTGCTGGAGAATCTAAATATTGTAAAGATATATTTGACATTGTTTGCGAACTATTAGCCCATAAACAATATTCATAACCTGGAGAAACACCGCTAGAATTTCTAGCAATTTGACAAGCGATCACAAGACCATTGCTATTTACATACATTTGTTGCGAAGCAATTACCAATATTTTACTGTTAGTAGATTGGGGTGTAATTGTTGCAGATAATCCTGTATTTACATAGGTACTTCCGCTTGTAGAAGTTTGTGTGTTGGCTGTTCCAGTAACCACTTGCAATACTGTCTGCCCACTACCGTATAAAGATACTGACATAATATTTCCTTAAACAGGATTAGCGATTGCTACTAAATCAGCAGTTGTTTTGGCGGCAGCAATAGCAGCACGACCAGCAGTCAAAGCAGCAATAAAGTCAGCGTCAGCTACAGCATTAGCAATACCAGCCAATGTGTTTAATTGTCTAGCTTGGGCTACTTGTACCGCAGCAGCATTAAACTGTGCCAAACGGATAGCTTGTGCTTTAGTAAAGTTTACAGTTACTTTGCCGCCAGCCAATTCCCAAGCATCAAAGAATTGTGCGTCAGAGCCTTGTGGCAATACTGAGTCATCAACAATAATTGCACCTGCTGGGCAATCTTTTGTTAATACTTCGTTAATGTGAATTTCGCCAGTGGGTACAGTTACGGCTACGTTGCCATTTGCTGTTTCGTGAATAATTACTTGAGACATTATTTTTCCTTTAATTATCTAAATACTACACAATTCATTTGACCACTATACGCTGGGTCAGAATTTCCACCGCCGTTAGTTGCACAATAAATTGAAACGGATGATGTTGTTGGTGCGGCAGATTGGTAGTTTTGACCAGTAGTTTGCCCTGTTCCACCGCCGTTTCCACCAGTTACTAATGTTGCATAATTTGCACTTGATAATGAAGAAGTGAAATTAACAATATAAGAACCAGAGCCACTTCTAGTTACCGAAGATACATTATAAGAAGCATTTACACTTCCACTAGAACCAACAAAGTTAACCCAAGCCTTTGCACTGCCGTAAATGGCATTATCCATTGCTGTGCTATTACCAGCACCATCTTGTAAAGTATCTGCGACTATTGTTCCTGCCATGATTTATCCTTTAAGTACCTAATACAGCAACACACATTGTTAATAATCCAACCTGATTGTTAGCGTTGTCATATCCAACAACTTTTGCGGATGTAGTTGTTAATGAGTTATAAGACGCATTACCATAAATATTTAAGTTTCCTGTATTAGTGCTATCTCTTTGACCTAACCCAACAAGACAATAGTTTGCATCTGCAAAAGCTGTAGCCCAGTTAATTGTGTAAACACCAGTAGATACATAAGTGATTGAACTTACATTAAAAGAAGACCGTACAGTAGGAGAGCTTGTATTTCCAACAAAATTTACCCAAGCGGTTGAAATTCCCAAATAAGCATTATTAGTGCTAAATAAGCCTGTATCTGTATTAATTGTGTTTGCGACTAGTGTGCCAGCCATAATTTTTCCTTAAACGATTACCCAACGACTGCTCGTTGGTATTGTAACTGTAACGCCAGTAGCTACGGTGACTGGGCCTGCGCTCATACCATTATTACCGGCTGTCATTGTGTAATTTGAATTGATAGTTTGGCCATTTTCATACACTACACCCCCAGCAAAACCTCCAGTAAAACCAGATATGTTAGGTGCTGTAAGTGTGCCAGTAATTGAGGCATTAGTGGCCGTAACAGTTCCATTTACTAATAAGTTACCAAATCCTGGATCTGTTGATGTGCCAATTGCCACACCACCAGTACCAGTAACGCGCATACGCTCCACTGTACCGGTTTTAAATACTACTGGGGCGTTGACATCAGTACCAAAGACTAATAATGTGTTAGTTTGATCCCAATACCACTGGCCTTTTTCGGTTCCATTATTATACAACGAAATGGTTGTGAATTGTTGACCAGCATTATCTACTAATAGATTGTTCGAATTGCCGCCACGAATATACAATGGGGCAATACCACCAGCATACCCAATAGATACGTTACCGCTAGCGTCTTTATAAATTTGGCCAGAGCCAATGTTAATAACACCATTACCGCCAGTTAATGTTGTGCTGTAAGTAATGCTGGTTGCGTTTACATAACCGCCAGATAAGTTGGTTGCTGTGTAAGATGTTGCGCCAGAGTAGCCACTAAAGCCACTAAAACCAGAAATACCGGAACCAGAGTAACCGGAAGTGCCAGATGCGCCACTAAATCCAGATGCGCCATTAGTTCCGCTATAGCCGGAGATGCCGCTGTATCCGCTGTATCCTGAGTTACCAATCGGGCCGGTTGAACCGTTAAAGCCACTGTAGCCAGATAGGCCGCTATAGCCAGAGAAGCCGGAAAAACCCGATACACCAGATCCGCTATAACCAGAACGCCCAGAAATACCAGAATATCCAGAAATACCACTGTAACCCGAAAAGCTGCTGTAGCCAGAGTATCCACTGTAACCAGATAAGCCCAAACCACTGTATCCAGAATATCCAGAAATACCGGAACCACTATATCCACTAATGCCGCTAAATCCAGAAATACCACTATAACCAGATGTGCCACTGGCCCCGCTAATTCCACTATAACCACTAAAGCCAGATACGCCACTGTAACCAGATACACCAGAACCGCTATAACCACTAAAGCCACTAAAGCCACTAAAGCCGCTGTAGCCAGATGGACCGCCGCCACCGACAAAAGAGCTTACTGTACCAGATGTGCTAAGATAGTATAATCTACCATCGGCAGCATTTAGGGCAAGCTCACCACTAACCAGTTGCGCAGCAGTTGGCGCGTTACCTGGCGTAGTGCTGTGATATAACTGAATCGGTGTGTAGCCGGATTGGGCCATGTTTTATTCCTTTAAACGATCTATTATTTCTTTTGGTTTTACGAATCGCTCATTTAGGTGTTCGGTAGCCTCCCACCACATAAATTGGTTTTCTACTAAATGCGATCTATCTTTTAGTAGATTAATATTTTCTGGGTGTCCAAAGATCAATGGATCGGACGGCCCCCACAACACAATACCTTTTTTACCCTCATCCCACGCAAGATGTTGAAAAAAGCTATCTACTCCAATCCAAGTTCTGCACTCCCGAATCAATTTACGTAATTCTGGGATTGGTAAGTTAGTCCTAAAGTCTGGTACTAACTGTTTTTCTCCGGCAACACCAACCTGAATAATTGGTTCTTTGATCATTTCAATCAACGTTTCCCAATACGGGTAGTTCTTTGGGTTTTGTTTACCGGTTCGTAACTTTTGAGCATAGGGAGCTATAATAATCATAAGTACAGCTTCCTATACGCACCTTCTAAATTGCCCTTCCATTTCCACTGATCCATCTTTTTATAGACGTTCCAATGGTCAATGTCACCAAATAACTGTATTGCTTCGGCTATCGATCTGCCGGGAACCACCTCAGGGTAGCATGTAAAAACTTCAGGGCGATGTATTGAAGGCAGAACATGGTTAAATACAATATGGTCGCCGAGGCCGCAATTAAGTACCACAATGGTCTTATCACGATATTGCAAAATATTTCTGAAAATTTGCTCATCATGTTCATACATCTCTTTTTTTGTTTCGCTACGAATCCCGCCTTGGGGGTTCTTCATGTGCCAAGTTATTGCGTTTGGTACTACTAAAATCCTATAACCTTTTTGATGTAAGCCGTAAGTGAATAGTGTTTCTTCCCTGTGTGCGACGCGAGACAATCCCAAATTGTAATCAACAATACCAGCGCGGTAAAGAAAAGTACAATGTAAATGCTCAACTTGCTTTTCCTCGTATATCACACCCCATTGGATGTTTGGCTCATTATCAATATGGTCAACAAGGCCTGTTACAGCCCTTGTATCGGGCATATACGGTGGAGTTAATACCGACCCACCTACTGCACCAATATCATCGCCTACGTGGCTGTAAAGCGTTTCTAAAACGTTTGGTTCTGGGATTGCATCATCGTCAACGCGCCAAACCCATTCGTAACCCATAATGTTTGCGTCTTGGTGGATATAATGCTGGCCACGCTTAGTAGCAAACCTCCACTCCCATTCAATACCTTTGTGCTTTAACATCTCAAAAAAGTATTGATAAACCAACTCTTTGCGCATGTCTTGCGGCTCGTCATTATCATCAAAGATAACTAGCTTATCTACTGGCTTTGTTTGATTAATAATGGCGTTTAATACTAGCGGCAGTGTTGTAAAATACCGCCCCCGTGTTGCCACGGAGCATAGTACCTTACTCATTATCCCACCAGCATATCATCAAGTTGCTAGGGTTGCTATCTGATACTGGGACCATGGTGTCTGATATATCGCCGTTGTGGCTGATATATGCAAACGTAAAGCTAGGGAAATCCTTTTCTGTCAAACCATGCAGTTTGTGATGTTCACCCCAAAAACCCTTTGGCTCATTGTGTGGCACTGTAATCAACAAGCGCTTGCAATGTTGTTTGAGCTTTTCTACAATTTCTAAACCATTGTCAAGGTGCTCAATTACTTCAAACGCAATAATGTTGGTGTAACGTCCAAGCTCAAAAGTGTTGATATCAGCTTGGTAAAACGTCGCATTATCAGACCACTGCTGCTCTTTTGCTACATCAACAATGATCGGATCATAATCCAAACCTAAATACGGAACACTTTGGTCTAAGAACTGGTATCCGTAACCAGTGGAACACCCAATCTCAAGCACCGATCCAGGTAGAACATTTTTTGCTGCCCACTCATAGCGTTGTGTCTCGCGTGGGAAGACTGGATCACCATTTAAAAACACAGCCCGCTCGTAATTGTTTGACAAGCGCCACTTATACCACTCGGGATTATATTTCTTTGCTAACTTAAGCTCATTTAGCAAAAAGATATTATCCCAATTTTGTACTAAGCTGGTATCGTGTACCGTGCCTTCTGCCTTGTGGTAGATTGGAAACGAACCGTCGTCCCAGTTAGCAGTGATTTTAAATCCAGCATTTTCTGCTTTTAAGCAGAACTCAATGTCTTCGCAACCGCCAGTATCATAATCTTCGTTGAGAAAACCAATGGTTTGAAACACTTTTGGATCAATCATTACGCAGAAAAAAACTGCAAAACGGCGTTGCGTAATTGGTGAATACTGTGTCCACACCGCACTGATGTCACCCGTGTCTAATTTTTCTAACCAACTTCCGTCAAGGATGACTGTGTCATTGTTCAGCAATACAATCTTGTCGCCTTTAGCCATACGGATACCGTTGTTTGTTGCTTTTGCAAACCCTAAAGGTGCGTTACTCCAAGAAACGTAAATATTCGGTACCGCTGTTACTAGATAGTCTAAATACTGTCTAGTATTGTCTGTACACCCGTTGGCTGAGATAATCAGCTCGACGTCGTCTAGGTTGGAGTGCTTAATAATCGAGTCTACACACGGTTTTAAGTACTTTTCACAATTATTGTATGTCGGTATTATGACACTGTATTTCATATTTTCCTATAAAGTTCGTACGAACTTAAATTGGGTTGTCCTACAACTACTAATACGCAAAAAAGCTAAATAACGGCCTAAATTATACCACAACCCAACGAGAACCTGTTGAAACTGTTACTACT